CACGAACAGGGCGGCGAATCGCCCGCTTTTCGGTGGCCTTGCGTGCGGCAACTGCACTGGGTTGGCGGTCGTCATGGGTCATCCACCGCTCCCGGTGCCCGGATTGCACTCGAACTCGCACGACACATCGCCGGTGGTGGGGTTCACGCGGAAGCGAAGCCACTTGATCCCATGCGTCCCGCAGGCGATCTGAGCCGAGGCCACGCAGTCGTCGATGGTGGTCGTCTCGGCTTCCTGCGCGAACGGGAAGAAGAACGCCTCCTTCTCGCTGGCCGTGTCGTCGAACTCGGTCGTGAACTCGATGCGGTCGGAGAGGACCACGACGTCCTGCGAGACTATGACGGGTTCCGGCTCGGGAGCGAACGCGATCGAGAGTGACGTCAGAAGCGAAGCGATCATCATGCGCGATCTCCGTAGAACTGTTCGACCGCACTGGCGCGGCGCTTCAGCGTACCAAACTGCCTGTTGCCACCGTCAGCCATCCGCATCAGGAAGAGGCACACGTCCCGGTTCCCCTCCCGAAACGCCGTCTCATGCGGGTCGCCCGGCGCGTGCGACGAGGTGAACACGTGGAACGTCGAGCAGAGGTGCGACAGCACCAACTGACCGTCCTCGCCCGAAAACACCCGGGCGTAGGCTGCGGCCATCTTGTCGTCAGGGGTTTCAGGCGCGGGCATTGGTCGCTCCAGTGATGTCCTTCATGGCCTTGGCCCCGGTCGCCGCGATCTCGGCGCCGGCCTGCATCTGCATCGCCTGCTGACGCTGGTCCCGCATCGCCTTGACCTCCTTGACCTTCTTGAGTGCCGTCGGGTCGAGGCTCGACGCACGGGCCACCAGACGCACCGTCCGGTCGAAGTCGATCGCGTCGAACGCGCTCGGGTCGATCTGGCCGAGCGGCAGGATGGCATTGATCGTCTGCATGACCGCATCCAACTGGGCCGAGCCGCGCGAACTCGCGAGCGGGCTCATGTAGACGACCGCCAACGCCTTCCCGGCCAGCGACGCCGGCGGCGCAGGAATCCGACCGGCCTTCGTCAGCGCCGAGTAGGTGATCTGGATGATGGGGTTGAGGAGTTCGGCGTACATGCGTCCGAGGATCGGGCTGAAGACGAGAAGCCCCTGCCGCTGCCTGGCGACGATCTCGGTCGCGGTCATGCGGTCCTGCTCGGGCAGCCGGAGCCGATCGACGTAGAACGCCTCGCGGATCGCCTTGCCGCGCCGCTCGATCTCGTTGGCGGCGAAGTCGGGCCGGGCACCGTGGTTGAGCGGCTGTGGAAACTCCCGCGTCCCAGACTTCATGTAGATCAGCGATCCAGGCCGGGTCGAGATGTTGCCCTCGATGCCGTTCGCCGGAACCATAAGCGGAGGCCGAATCGTGAGTTCCGTTGCCTCAAGGCTCATCTTCGCCATGGCGTTGATGGCCTTGATCGCCGGGAGTGCCCGCATCGCAGGCGACCGGCCGTAGAGTTCGCCAGCGGCGATCTCCCAACGCGGCGTCAGGACCGGCAGGTAGTCGAAGCCGCCCTCGCGCAGGAGTTCCTTCGTGTCCTCGCACAGGTAGCACGAGGCCCACGGCTTGTTGCCAGCATCGACCTTGGTGGGGTCGTTGTCGTAACGGCGATAGATCGCGTGGAGAACGCGGAATCGCTTCTTCGGTTCCTTCCGCACCATCGCGGCCAGCTTCGGCGGGAGTGCCCCGAAGTCCTCCTCGATGTCGCGGCCCTTCTCTCGGTAGCAGCGGTGGACTGCGTCGATGTCGCCGTCGTCGTCGCCGTCGATGAAGCACTCGGAGAGCGGCCGGGCCGAGAACCGGGGGCCGGTCGGCTTCTCCTTCACGGTCATCGCGGCGGTGCCCCACGACCCCAGGTCGAGGAACACCTCGTGGATCGCCGTGGCGAAGCCCGACTCCGAGTTCTCGAAGTGCCGGAGCATGATCGAGGTGGCGGCGTAGAGCCACCGCTGCGTCTCGTCGTCCTCAAGGTCGACCGTCGGGTCGGCGGGGACAAGCTCCAGCCAGCGGATCTGGCTGTTGGTCAGCGTGGCGTCGAGGTTCGCGGCAAGCTCGGCGTGGGCGTTGACGGCGGTGTCGTCGTAGATCTGGAAACGCCGCTTCTCGCCGGGCGTGCGCTCGGAGTTGAAGCTAATCTCGGGGCGGACAAGGTCAGCCACCTCGTCGTAGTGGCTGTCCCAGTTGACGCGCGCCGTCTTCATGTCTTCGTGGCGCTCAAGGATTCGGTCAACGTTGGCTGGCATTGGAAGGTCCGGATAAAACAACCTCCATGGAGGTCATTCAGGAACCGAGCAGGGTGGAGGTGCCGAGTTTTGCGGATGCGTCGTACCCGCCAGCGAGCAGGGTGGACGCCTGCCCACGGCGTTTGGCCTGCTCGCGCATGGCGGCGACGGAGTCCTGACGGGCCTTGAGTTCGATCTTGGCCTGTTCGGCGGCTGCGTCGATGGGCTTGGGGGCCGTCCGGAGGGGTGGCGGTGATGGGGAGCCGAAGCTCATGCTGATCTCCGAATGATGGCGTAGGGATCGTAGTCGGCGTCGGTCTGCCGCTGGGACTGCGGACGGTTGCGGGCCGGGTCGCCCTCGGCCGGGGTGACGGCGTAGCGGATGTCGAGGAGAGCGTACCGCAGCGCGCTTTCGAGGTCGTCGCGCTCGGGCACGATGACGCCGTCCTTGCGGTGCAGCAGCCGAAGCTCGTCGAGGAGGTCGCGGCAGGTCGAGAACACCTTGATGCGGCCGGTGAGCATCCGCTCAAGGATCGCGAGCGTGATCGGTTCGCGCGACTGTGCGCCGCCCTTGTCGATGTCGTAGCGGGCCGACTCGGGCAGCATGTTCGCGCCGGCGTTCCTGTACTGCTCGGCCAACGCGACGCCGCCGCCCTTGTCGCGGGTCATGCCGTCGTGCGGCCACGCCACCGGAATCCACGCGCCACGCTCGCGGATCGCGGCCCCGTGATACGCGGCGGTCTGCCCCTTCTGCCGATAGCAGTCGTAGACGTAGATCGTGTCGGCGTCGCGGTCGTGCGCGAGCCACACCGTTCCGGCCGGGTGGTCGATGCCGAAGTCGGTCCCGGCGATGCGAGCCCAATGCTTCGGCAGTTCGATCGGTTCGATGATGTAGCGGTCCTGCTGGCACTTGTAGACCGCACCGCTGCCCAACAGCGGAATGCCCTTCGACCGGACGTCACGCTCATGCTCGGGCAGGCTCGCGAGAAGCTGGGCCTTCGTCGCGTCGTCCAAGTGCGGCGCGTCGTCCCACGTCACCGTGCGATACCAGATGCCGAGCCCACCGTCGAGGAAGTGCATGATGGCGTCGCTCGCCCCAAAGAGCGGCGTTCGCGTCATGTAGAGGACGCCACGCTTCACCAGGATGCGCATGAGCGATTCGGTGAAAACCTTGTAGTCCTCGGGTTCCTCGTCGAGCCACACGAAGTCGCGGGTGACGCCCTGAAACTTGACGTAGCCCTGCTCGTAGGTGCGGAAGGTGATCTGCGACCAGCCGCCGCTCGCGTGCTTCACCCGAACGAAGTCGAGGACGTTGTTGACGCCGCACTGCCGGAAGCCGAACTCGCCGATGGATGACTTCGGCACCCAGCCCGTTCCTGGCAGGTCTTTCGTCTCCGAGTTCTCGCAGTCGACCTTGCCGAACAGTTGCTCCTGCACAGTGTCGCGCAGGATCTCGTTCGTCGGTGCGGCAGCGATGCCGTCGGTGGGGGCGTCGAACCGCTTGCCCTGCCACCAGTCGGGGTATACCCCGGTGAGGTGTGCGGCCGTCTCCGCAGCGCCAGCGGTCGACTTCCCGGTCTGGTTCGCGGCGATGACCGCCCGTTCCATGTTTGTCGCGCCGGCGGCGTGGAAGTCGATCTGCCACGGGTACGGCCCCTTGCCGCCCGGCACCCACGGCGTCCCGTACTCGACGATGAGCCGATTGCGTCGCCGTGATTCGGCGAGTTCCTTGAGGAGCGAGACGGCCTTGGATGCTGCGTCGGTCATACGGCGATCGCGGGGATGCAGTCGTTGGACATGAGCCACAACTCAAAGACGGCGTAGGACGAGCTTCCGAGGTAGCGGTAGAACGTCGCCTCGGTGCAGGTCTGGATGTTGAACTCGGGGCCGATCGAACTGAGGCAGAGCGGGCCGGCGCCGCTCGTGTCGAACCCGAAGCTGCCGGTGATGACGTAGGTCCAGCGGCTGTTGGTGCCGTCGTAGGTCGCCGAACCGCCGGTGCCGCTCCACGTCATGGTGGTCGCGGTGCGGGACGCGAAGGTCCACGTCGCGGTGGTCTTCGACGCCGTGAGCGAGCAGTCGACGGCCTGCGTCCAGAGCGTGAGGCGGACGCTGAGCCGCGAGTTCTCGCTGAAGACGCACCCACCGATCGGGTAGCAGATGGGCGCGGCAGCCGCACCGCCGTCGGCCGGTGGTGTGCCTGAGCCCGTGATCGTGACGACGCCGCCGGTAATCATGCGGTCCTCGCGAACGCGACGCTGATCGCGAGGTTGGCGGCCGACGAGTTGTTCGAGATGACGATTTCGAGCTTCGCGCCGACGCCGAACGAATTCGCGCTCGCGGCGGCCTTCTCGTTGATCGACGAGCTTGCGGCGATCACGGTCGCGGCGGACGGCCACACGACGTTGGCCCCGTTGATGCGAACCGAGACGTCGCAGGTGCCCGACGACGTGATGACGTTGCCGGTCGAGATGGTGCCGCCGACGGAGGTCTTGATCGCGAGCGTGTAGGTGCCGTTCGCGGGCGAGAGGATGAGCGTGTGGTAGTCGCCCTTGATGAGCGTGTCGTCGCAGTGGACGATTCCGAGCTTGCTGGTGGCCATCAGGCGTCTCCCTCGATGCCGATGACGTCGATGGACGTCGGGAGGGTCGGCGACCCCGTTCCCTGCGCCACGGTGAAATCAACGACCTTGTTGCTGCCGGAGGTCGATCGTTGGATGGTGACGTTGAACTGGCTTGACCCGGACGCGATGTAGGCGGTCCACGTGTTGTTGCCGTGGAACGCCGCACACCCGCTGCATCCGTTCGTGCCGCTGAAGATGATCCCGCAGGCGTCCCACGCGAAGGTGGCCGATCCGGTCTTCGACGAGCTTGTGCCCGAGAGCGAGACGGTGAGCGACTTCGTGCGTCGGCGTGCGGCAAGCTGGCCGACGTTGGCCGCGTCGTTCGACGAGACTCCGTCGGCGAGTCCGGTGATCTTCTTCGACCCCATCGCGAGGTTCGCGCTCGGCACCGCGAAGTCGCTGAGCGAGTAGGCCGAGATGACCGCATCGAGGTCACCGATGTCGGCCCCGGCGATCTCGTCCCATTGGGCCGTGCCTGACCGCCACATGAGGGCCTGACCGTTCGTGCCGTCCGAGAGCATCACCGGGTCGATCGTGCCCGACGCGAAGTTGGAGTCGGAGAGCGTGATCGCGGCGAGCGTCGACAGCACCGTGCCGGTCGGGGCGAGGACGCGGATCTTCACGCCGGAGCCCGGTGCGGTGCCGAAAACGACCTTGGTGCCGGTGAGCGGGTTGCCGGTGTTGTCGATCGTGTAGGAACCGCCGGTCGGGGCGGAATCCTGGATGAGCCCGCCGACGAAGTAGACCAGCAGGCTCGCCGCGCTGACGACGCTTTGGAGCGTGGTCGTGAACTCGGTCGCCGTGCCGTCGCCGGTGAACTCAAAGAGCGTGAACGCCCCAAGGCTCGTGACGGTGCCGCCGGTGATGAGGGCCTGCACGTCGTTGAGGTTGACCGCGTCGGTGCCCTCTTCCGCGCTGCCGACGTTGCCGATCCGGTTCGACGAGCCTTCCCAATACTCGCCGTCGGCCGACAGCTGCATGAACCGTTCGAGGTCGAGGTCGCCGAGCGTCAGCTTGTCGCGAAGCTCCTGACAGATGAGCGTGAGCTTGTCGAGCGCGTTCTCGTGGCTCGTCGCCGGGAACGCGCCGCCGCCCTCGGGGTAGTCGGTCGCCTGCGTCAGCGGGGTGATGCGGCGGACGAGGATGACCGTGTCGGCCGCCGGCGCGACGCCGAAGGTCACGTTGGTGCCGGAGATGGTGAAGTCGACGCCCTGCGTGTACTCGGTGGCCGCGCTGAGGCCGTCGGTGTTGTCGTAGACGTGGACGAGGGTGGAGTCCGAGAGGAACGGGAACGGGATCGCGAACACCGTCTGCGCGCCGGTGGCCGTGTACTCGATGTAGCTGGCGGTGTAGCTGACGGTCATGTGCCAAACGCCGCCTGACGGGGCGTCCTCTTGGTGGTGGAGCGCTTCTCCTGATCCTCGGAGAGCGCCTTGCGGAGCAGTCTATACGGTGACACGGGCACGCCGTTGAGCGCGGCGAAGTTGACCATCGACCGCTCCATGCCCTGCCAGAACTTCTCGTCCTTCGGTCCCTCGCTGCGGGCGATCTGGATGAGGCCCCGGAAGAACTGCGTCATGGTGTCGGCGACGGGCGAAACGCTCGGGCCGCCGAAGGTCTTCGATCCGCCCGACGCGATGCCGTCGGCGAGGAACGACAGGTACGCGCCGCCGTAGATCATGCCGGTCGCGTTGGCGATCATGTCGCGGACCAACCGCTCTTGGAGCTTCACGTCGTCGTCGTCACCGCCGACGGTCGAGATGGCCTGCTGGATGAGTTGCCGAACGAGCGAAGCGCCGATCGAGTTGGCCGCGACGACCACGGCCACGTCGTAGGTGAGCTTCGACAGGTTCGCCGGAGTCGGGGCACGCGACGCCCGCATGGTCGAGCGGGCCAGCATGTTCCAGTTTTTCGACAGCTGGCTGCTGAACATGGTCAGGAGCGAGAGCGCCCCGTTGCGGCGTGCCTCGCGGCCTACGGCCGATTGGTGGAGCGGGTCGCCGGTCGGCTGGGTCGCGGCGATCGCCTCCTCGGCGATGCGGGCGGTTTCCTTGCGGATCGCCTCGGGCGTCGCTCCGGCCAGCGTCCGCTCTGCCTTCATCTTGGCGGCCTTCCACGCCACCCGGACGACGAAGTTGTCGGCGGCCGAGATGAGGACCATGGGCAACTGGCCCTGCGAGCGGGTGCCGTAGATGCCTGGCGTTCCGCCTGCGTCGCCGGTCGCGAGCGAGATGGGCGAGGCGTCCATCCGCTGCCGGAGCATCGGAGACTCTCGGATCTCGGCGTCGAGCGACAGGTCGATCCCTGCGCCGGAGCCCATCGCCCGCGAGACGTCCATCGGGCTGAGGACGACGGTGAGGCTCATCACGCCAAGCGGTTGCATGAGCGCGACGCCCGGGTTGGCCCCGAGGATGCCGGAGACGGCCCGGTTGCGGAGCCGCTGGAGGAAGCGGTCGAAGTAGCGGTCGCCGAGGTCCTGCCCCTTGCCGGTCCACTCGCGGTCCATGTCGTTGAGCAGGTTGACGAAGTGCTGCCGGTAGTCGAACCAGCCTCGCTCGTCGCTGACCTTGCGGAACTCGGCGTGGTCGATCGACGCGCGGGCGAACTCGATGCCGCGTGACTGGTGGGCGATGCCCGCCGTGACCCACGAGTGCCGCAGGAACTCGACGAAGGCGTCCTCGACCATGAGCGGCTTCTTGCCGCCGACGCGCTCCTGCGTCATGCCGAGCGAAATGAACGTCTTCGGGCCGAACTCCTCAGCCGACGATTCGGCCTCGGTCTGCTCGCGCGGGCTCGGCCAGTAGTCGTCAACGGTGATGTCGTAGCCGAGCCGTTCGATCGCCCGATTGCGGACCCGGCCCTGTGCGGTCGAGTTGTGCCACGTCTTCATGGCGTCGTAGATCGCCCGCTCCTCGGCGGTGGCGCTCGCGACGATCGCGTTCATGTCGTCGGACGACAGGTGGACCACGGCCCCGGTTCGGCGGATCTTCACCGGGGCGCCGGCGTCGATCATGGAGCGGTTGTACTGGCTCAGGATCGTGCCGAGAAGCCAGATGCGTTCGGCCTCGGTGACCTCGATCGTCCCGCCGTCGGGCAGGTCGATGACGTGGATGCGGGGCGTGATGCGACGGAAGCCCTTGGAGAGCCGTCGGCCGTGGCTGCGGGCGATCCCCTCGCTCATCATCGCGAGGTCGTCCGACCCGATGTCGATGTTTTGGCGGCGGATGGCGTCGTGGATGTAGTCCTGATCGGCGTGCGTCGCGTCGAGCTTCGCGTTGTAGGCGTTGCGGAGGTCGCGGTAGAGGAGCGTCAGCCCGAGCGAGTTGTCGCCGAACACGAACTCGGCTGCGGTCGCCGAATCCATGTGGCCAAGCGCGAGGAAGCGGAGCGGCACGTCGAGCGCAGGGATGCCCCGGAACGGGCGTCCGTACTGATCGCGGCGAAGGGCCTTCGTGTGGGCGGCAAGCTCGCTGCCCAACTGGACCGCTGCACTCTCGACCTGCGCGTTCCACGCCGACTTGATGCCGTCCTTGCGGGCACGCCAGCGGTCGCGGATGCCGTCGGCCTGCGCCTTCACCGTCTCAAGGTCGTTGGTCGGGATCTGCAACTGACGCAGGAGATCCGACGCCGCGTTGCCGATCTTGCGGCGCCGCTTCGCCGGGCTGTTGCCCTGCGGGATCTTGTCGGTGAGGACGCCGATCGACTGGGCCATGTAGACGAACTGGGCGTCCTCGGCCGGGTGGAGCCTCCGCTTGGCGAGGTTCTTCACGGCCTTCTGCGCGGCCTTGAGGGCGACCTTGCGGTTGTATCGCTCCAGCGACCGCTGGGCACTGTCCAGCAGCCGCTGCATCTGGAGCATCGTCCGGGCACGCGGCAGCCGGGCGAGGATCGGGCCTTGGATCGCGGTGGGAAGGGCCGACTTCACCAGGTCGGCTGCGTCGGCCTGCATCTTCTCGAATGCGGCCTTGTCGGAAGCGAACCGCGAGCGAAGCTGGGCGAGCCGCCCGAGCATCGTCCGACGCAGTTCCTTGAGCCGTGCCCGGCCTCCGGCGGCGTCCTCGGTTCGGACGCGGGCGAACTCCTCGCGTGCCTTGGCGAGCCGTTCCTTGGCCTTGGCGCGGTCGGCTGCGAAGTTGCTGCGGAGTTCGGCGGTGCGGGCCTTGGATGCCTGCCGCTCCCACGAGACGCGGGCGTTGACGTAGCCGCCGACGAGCTTCCGCTGCTCGCGGAGTGCCGCGCGGAGCGTGCCCCGCTCGGCCTTGCTCGCCGACTTGAACTGCCGAACCATCTCGCGGAGCTTCTGCGTTTCAGACTGCTCGGCGGATCGGACGTTCTCGCCGATCGGGTTGGTGACGTTCGACGACAGGAGGTCGGCGACCCGCTCGGCCTCGGCGCCGGCGTCGCGGCTGGCGTCGGCAGCGGTGAGGTTGACGTAGGCGGCGTGGGCAGACAGCACGAGTTGCCGAAGCTCGGCCTCGGTCGATGCGTCGAGGATTCGATTGGCAAACTTTTGCCCAACTTTGCCCGGCAGAGCCGCCTGCATCGCGCTCGCAAGTTCCAGCTTCACATTGGCTTGCGACAGCGTGCGGGCCTTGAAAGCCTCGCCCATCATCGAACCGGCAGCCGCGATCTTCATGGCGGCGGCGAGGTGCGGGCGAGCGGTCGGGCGTGGCTCGGTGAAGGTGGTCGCCTGCACGGTGCCGCCCTGCGGTTGCGGGATGGCCACGTCCCGCAGTTCCTCCATCGCCTTAGCGAGGTCGGTGCCGAACGGCAGAATCATCTGATCGTCGTTGGAACGGCGAACTGCGAACATGCCGAACCGCTCGCCGAGCGTTCGCTTCCACCGGGGGTCGATGACCTCCATGGAGGTCGTTTTATCCGGACCTTCCTTCGTGGAGGTCGGAGGGTTCTCGATGGCGTCGAAGGCACGGAGGACGGCCTTGGCGACGGGACCGCGCAGGCCGGCGCGGGTGGCCGATCGGCGGAACGAGTCGCCGAGCTTCCGCAGCACCGAAACCTGCGTCGGGCTGAGGCGGCTCTTGAGCCCGGCCTTGCCCGCGACGAGCTCGACCATGCGGGCGGCACCTTCCTCGACCCGCTGCTCGGGCGTGAGGCCGCCGATGTCCGCTCCCTGCGCGGCCAAATCCTGTGCATAGGTGGCCGCATATGCGAGGACGGGACCGGCGGTCGATTGGACGAGCTCGCCGTAGACCTCGGGATGCTGCTGGCGGAAAACGTGGACCAACTCGTGGGCGACAAGGCCGAAGTCCTCGGCACCGCGCTGCACCAGAATCGTCGTCGCGTCGCTGGTGGCGTAGGCGGGGAACGGGAGGTCGGAGTCGGCCTCGATCTCGATGAGCCGAACGCCGTTCACCTCGGATTCGCCGACGACGCGGATGGCCACGGTGGCTCCGGTGACCGACTTCACGTCCTCGACGTACTCGCCGACGAGTTCATCGACGGATCGAACCGGCTTCTCGGTCGCCTGCATGGCGGCCATGATCTTCTCGGCGAGGTGCGGCTTGCCCATCGCCTCGGCCTGCTTCGTCGCCGCCGACCGAATGACCTCCATGGAGTTCGTTTTATCAGGACGTGCTGAGGCGATCGCCTGAGCGAGTGCGGACATGCGGCCTTGTGGGCTATCGGCGAACGTCTCAAAGTCGGCGATCAGCTTGCGTTCGACCTGACCGGGCGAGGTCGGTCCGGGTGCGGAGAGCATCGCCTCGCGGAAGACCGGGGAGAACGATCCGCCGAGCGTGACCATCGCACCGCCCGCAGCGCCGCCCGCGTACTCGTTGACGCGATCGCCCCACGAGCGGTCGGCACCGCCGCCGTAGAGCCCGGAGTCGATCAGGGCCTGAAACTCGCCGGTGATGACTTCCTCAAGGCCCTCGGCGTTCGCCATGCCGATCGAGTTCAGGAGGTAGTGGGTCGCGCCGCCGGCGTCGCCCCGCATGAGGTGCGTCGCGATCTTGCTCGCGCCGTGCGACGACAGTTGCTGCCACGGTCCCCGGATGCCGGGGATGGCGTCCAGTTTCTCGGTGACGATCTCGGCCGCCGCGTAGCCGATGCCGACGCCGATCGCCTTCCACGGGTTCGGCGTGCGGCCCTCCATGAGTTCCGCGCGGCGGTAGTTCTCGATCCCCTGCCCGGCCGACTGGAGCCCCATGAGGCTCATCACGACGGTGTTGAACGCCTTGGCGGCCTGCACGCCCCGCAACGCACTCGCCGCCGACGGGATGGCGTAGAACGCGACGTTGCCGGTCCACGCGCCCCAAGTGCCCTTGCTGCCCCGGTGGTTCAGCTGCTGCACAAAGGTCGGCTCGCTGCCGCCGTAGGGTGCGGCCTGCCCGGTCATCACGAGTTCGCGGTAGGCGTCGCGGCCCTCGTCGAGCCACTGGGCCGTGTCGATCAGCGGGCGAGACACCGACTCGGGCAGCACCGACGCGGCGCCGCGGGCGAGCGTCGAGGTGACGGCGTAGAGCGAAAGCCCGACGTCCTGCACGTTCTTCGACATGGCACCGACGCCGTCGAACATGAACCCACTGGTCGGGTTGGCGTCGATCGCCTGATCGAGCCGATCGAGTTCGGTGGCCTGCGCGTCGGACTGCGGGCGGTAGATGCCGCGCCCCTCACTCATGCGGAAGGCATCTGAATACTTCCGCATGAGGTCGGTCGTGCGGATCGCGCCGACCGCCTCGCCGATCGCCTGCTCCTGTTGGATCGTCGGGACGTTGCCGAGCCGTTCCAACTGCGAGCGGATCTCCTGCGACCGGAAGTCCTGCACGCGGTTGAGGTCGGAACGCACCGCAGCGCGGAGCGAGTCCTCGCTCATCGTCAGGAGCGGCGACGGTTCGTCACCCCGCAGCTTGGCGTTGATCTCCTCCAGCGTATGGCTTTCGCGGATCGGGGCTGCACTCACTTGGTGGCCTCCACTGGCATGGGTGCGGCGAACCCGTCCCATCCGAGTTCGATCGCCCGCTCATCGACGTACTCGTCGAGTTGTGCGCCCGCGTACCCGAGCGCCATCGCCTGCCGTCGCACGTACTGCTGGAACCGTTCGGCGACGAGCGGAGACGCCTGCCCCATGTAGCCCGACTGCGATCCGGCCGGTCGGCGATAGGGCCGCTCAGGGTCGCGGAGTTCGACGTTCGACGACTGGAGGAACCGCGTGCTGAGCGACTTGAAGCGATCGGCCTCGGCCGGTGAGACGGTGCCGATCTCGCGTTGGTTGAGCGGGTCCCACAGGAGGAACCCGGTCGGCTGGAGCGAGGTGCGGTCGATGATCGGAACGGCGACCGACTGGCCGAGCGAATCGAACGGGTCCCACTCGCCGACGAACCCGAGGTCCGGCCGGACGTCCTGCGAGTTGAAGACGTTGAAGTCGAGCCCCATGAATCCAAGCTCATCGAACCGCGAACGGCCCTTTTCGAGGAACGCCCCGAACGCCGAATCGGCCCCGTTGCGGCTGCCGGTCGTGAGCCCGTAGAGCTTCGGATCGACCATCATCGTCGAGTTCCAATCGGTCGTCGGCGTCATCATCGACGGCCGCAGGTCGAACACCTCGACGGTCGCGAACGACGACAGCACATCCTGCATCGCCTGCTTCGCAGCAGCGTCGAGCGTCTTCTTGGCCTTGTCCCCGGTGAGCGATTCGACGCCACCGCGTTCGACGACCTGCGCGACGCGGAACGCGAACGCCGCCTCGAACCCGTTGCGGGCGGTGGCGGGCAGCGTGGCGTAGACCGCCTCGACTCCGTTGGCCTTGGCCGCCGACGCGAGGTTGGCGTCGAAGCCCTCGACCTTGCCGGTGAGTGCGTCCTGCGCGAACGCGACACCCGCCCGGCCATCGGCGGACATGAGCGTCTGAGCGGCCTGCTCATCGTTCGTGATGCCGCTCGGGAGGTTGAGCATCGCCCGCGCGGCGAGCCCCGCCTTCGTCGAAGAGGCCATGCGGTCTGCCGCGAGCGGGTCCATCGACTGCACGCTGCGGAGCGTGTCGAGCGCCTGAGCGGTCTGCTGGGCCGTCGAGCCGTCGCCGAACCCTTCGTCGATCGTGCGACGCACCACGGTCGGCATGAGCGAACCGGCGTTCACCGCGAACCGGGCGACGTCGCCGACCGAAGCCATCGGGTCGGTCATCAGCTTCTCGTCGGCCCACTGGTCGAGCGCCTTCTGGCTGCGGAACGCCGGGTTGCCGACGCCCGTTCCACCCTTCGCCCACACCGTGTCGATTGACTGCTTGGCCCGATCGACGAGGTCCACCTTGGTCTGGCGGTCACCCATCAGCCGAGCCTGATCGGCGATGATCTCCTCGGTCTGCGGGCTCGCGTTCGCCTCAATGTTGCCCTGCGGCCGGAGCAGCCGAACGAACATCTCGAAGCCCTGCGTGTCGCCGATCGCCGCCGACGCCTTGAGGGCCGGGACGAACAGCCGCTCGCGGACGTCGCCCTCGGTCGCCGATCGACCTTCGACGAGCCCGCCGGGCATCCTGGTGCCGGGCTGCTCCATGACGTAGCGGACGATGTCGTTCATCTCCATCTCGGCGTTCATGGGCGGGTTGGCTGCCCACCACGTCGCCGGAGACTGGCCGCGCGGCAAGACCTCGGAGACGGAACGCTGGGCGGCGGCCAACGCACGGGCGGCGTAGGACTGCTCGGCCTTGGTCAGCATCTTGTCGAGGTTCGCCTCCATGGAGGTCATCGCGCCTTGGTCGAGGTATCGCTTGGCCTCGGGCTGGGCGATGAACTCACGGAGCGCCCGGTTGGCGTCGGGGTCGGTGCCTGCCCGTGCGTAGAGCGTGTCGGCCTGCCGCGCGTAGAACGACGCTGAGCCAGTCTCGGCCATCGTCGCTGCGGTCTGCTGGCTCAGGGCCGTGCCGGTGAGCGAGCGGAGCCGGTCGCCGTAGACCGCCTGTGCCGCGCGGGGGTCGATTGCACCGGACGCGATCTGCTCCTCCAGCGTGCCCTTGAGGCCGACGAGGCTGGCGAGTGCGGCGTCCGAGGTGTCGCGGGCATTCTGGTCGAGCAGCGACTCACGGCCCCGCTGGGCGATCTGCGTGAGCCAGAGGTTCGCCTTGGCGCGGGACTCCGGGTCCTCGACGTTCGTCTCCAACTGTTCCTTACGGGCCAATACCTCGGCGTCGAACGCATCGACCCGCAGCGGGATCGGCTGTGCGAGGGCCGAACGCTGGGCGTCGGCGAGCCCGGTGATCGTGCCCGACTGGAAGTCGGCGAGCCACGTGTTGACCTGCGCGTCACGGGCGATCTGGTCGCGTCGGGCCTGCTGGTCGGCGAGGTCCTTCTCGCGGTCCTGCATCTGCTGGAACGCTCCGGCCGCACGCTGGGCACCCATCGCGATTCCTTCCAACGCGCGATCGAGGCCGAGCCCCGTGAATTGCGGGGCCGAGCCGAGGTTGGCCTGCGAGACGGAGGTCTTCGGCAGGACCGACGGTGCGATCATCGTGGGGAATCGACTCATGGATCACTTCTTGTACATGGCATACGCCTGAGCGCCGGTGCCTGCCGCCTGACCAAGCCCGCCGAGCAACGTGCCGAACGACGACTGCTTCTGGAATGACCCCTGCTGGGCGTCAAAGAGGTAGTTGCGTTCGGCCACCTGACCGCCCAACTGGACGTCGTACTCGCGGTTGGAGTTGTTCCACTTCAGGTATTCCAAATCCTTGCTCGCGTTCTTCGCCGAGTCGGCGACGATCTCCAGCGGGCTGCCGCCGAACCCGACGCCGGCCGCGCCGATCGCGGCACGCAGGGTCGAGAGCCGTCGGCGATTCTGGTCGGCGAGAGCGGACTCCGAGGCGAGCGAATCGAGCCGTGCCCGCGCTGCGTTGGAGTCGTTGAGCTTTCGCTGGAACTCCGCATTCTGCTGGGCGACCTTCTCCTGATACGCGCCGGCCTGAGCCTGTGCGTAGGCCGAATACCCGGCAGCCGCCGCCGAAGCGACGGCGGACGCGGCCATGACGAATGCTGGTGTGACGAATGCCATTGGCTTACCGCCTGAAGGTCCGAGCGTAGAGAACGTGGTCCGACCCGTCCGGAGCGTAGCGGGCCATCGTCGCCTCGGCCCGGAACCCGAGCAGCCGAGCCCAACGGTGGCCCGGCAGGAACCCGACACGCACCGTCATCTGGAACCGCCGAGCCCGAGGGTGCAACTCCATCGCCCGGCAGATTCGCCTGGTGATCGGCACCATCGCCGCGCCGGCGTCGGGGCTCACGGACGCCCACGCGATCGCGAGGCCCGGCCACGGCTCGCTGAAGCCCGCGATGCAGACGGGCTTGCAGTCGCGGACGACGATCTCGGCGAAGCTCGACGCGCGGATGAGTTGGTCCCACTGGGCCGGAGTCCAACCGTCCTGCCCGAACCCGTCGAGACGCTGCTCCAACTGCACGTCGATCGCCGACGCGAGTCCCGGCGTGGCCTCGACGAAGAAGGTCGATTCATCCGTAGCCGACCTCCATGCGGAGCGAGAGGGCGAGGACCGTGAAGGGCTGAGGCTCGGAATGCGTGATGGAAAACGACGGGTCACGGTCTGGCGCTCCTGCAACGTCCACCTCCATGGTGCCTGTGAACAGCGGGGGGGCGGAACCCATCGCATCGGCCTGCGTTCGCCACTCGAACGGGTAGTCGGTCCCGTCGTCCGAACCCTCGTTCCACCGCCACTCGCCGCCCATCGACGACCACAGGTGGACGTGGCACGCCTTGACCGAGCGGAGCATCCCCTTCGCGTCGAACGGCGCCGGAGGAATGAGCGGCATTGTCGTCAGCGTCGACTCGATCGGCAAGCCGACGAGGACGTTCTCATACTCGGCGTCGAGCGTGATCGCGGCCGACGCAACCACGCAGTCGGGATGCGTCGCACCGTCGGCCAAGACGCGAACCGTCTGGCCCTCCAGATGGCTGAGCCCACTGATCGTGTCGGCGGCAACGCCTTCGTACCGCAGGCCGGAATCGAGATGCCATGCGTCCTCCTGTGCCTGCCCGTGGTCGAACGCTGGCTGAAGCACCTCGACGTACCGCTTGGTCCCGCCGTTGATCGTGCGGGCGACCGAGAGCCACAGGCTGTCGACGCCGTTGTAGCGGACGACCGAGAGCGATTCGACGACCGTCGCCGCGCCGCCGAGCGTCTGGCGACTCCATCCGACGATCTGCTGCTCGCGCTCCAGCGTCACGCAGACGAGCGAGCCGTCACCGACGAGCGCCCACAACTGCGAGTCGGGCGTCTCCATGAACGCGGCGTCCTCGATCCCCTGACGGGTGAGGTGTTCGCTGAGGACCGCGAGGTCGGGCCCGTCGAGCCGATCGGCCGAGAACGAGTAGGTGAGTTCGCGGAGCTTGCGGTCGGTCTGGAAGAACAGCGTCGCGATGCCGACCTGCGTGGGCCGTGCGAACTCGTTGGCACCGCGCGTCGAGTGTCGGCGAATCGCGATCTGCGACGGCGTGATCGGTGCGTCGTTGGCTGCGGTCGCGACGAACTCGCCGCCCGAGGTCAGGATCATCAGGCCGGTGCGGTCGGAGACGAGCCAGCGAATCGAGTTCACGCGGTTGTCGGCCACGGTGACGTCGATCGCATCGGTGTCGAGAACGTCGGCGTCGGCCTGCGACGGGCTAAAGGAGACGAAGTCGTCGACCTCGCTCGCCCACAGCCGCTGCGGTTCGGCCTCGCTGCCGCCAAACCAGAGACGCGACTGGTGATAGGTCACCGTGCGGGGCCAGTGCGATCCGCCGGTGGTGCCCGAGTGCCACGAGCCCATCCGCCAGTTCGCGGTGGCGGTCGTCGCGGTGAACGGGAGCCGCGTCAGGACCGTCGCCGTCACGTGGGTGGTGTCGGTGTAGGCGGTGATCTGAGCCGCGCCCCAGGCTGGCGTTCCGCCGTTGAAGAGACGCACCCACCGCCCGACGTCGGTCGCGGCGAAGAGTGCGGCGCTCGCCGTGAGGGTGACGCTGCCGGTCGTGGCGCTCGCGCCGATCGTCGTCGCGGTCGTGTTGATCGCGTCGTATGGTCCGTCCTCAAAGGGGAAGCTGTCGAGCGTCCACGATGCGGTGAGGGTGTCGTCGGTGCCGGTTCGCCGAAGCCGGCGCGGGGCGTAGTCCTCGGCACAGAGGGTCATCGTGTCGGCGGACTGTGCGTACTTGATGCCGCTGAGTGCGGCGGTAGGCCACGGTGTGGCGATCTCGGTCGGCGTGCCGGGCGACGACTCAAGCTGGCCGGGGTCGCCCGATCCGTCGAAGCGGAAGAACCGCATGACGCTGTTGCCGAGTTCAAGGGCGTAGCCCTGCTCGTCGGAAAACTGGAACTCGATCAGACGCGATGCGGCGGCGTGGCTCTTGCAGGCTGCGACGTGCCGCGTGCCGGGCCGCTTCGTCGCGCCGCCGTGCTTCTGCACGATGAAGTTCGACAGCGTCTGGCACCCCTGCCCGTACTGCCGGATGTCGCTGCGGCCTAGCAGCCGTGGGGAGAGCTCGCCCGCGACGAACGACGTCTGCACGGTGACGGTCTGGATCGACGCCATTAGATCCGCGACTCCGTGAGGTGGATCGGGGTGAGGGTGTCGCGGTTGCGTTCGAGGGCGTCGGCGTAGCGGGCCTCGGCCATCATCGCGTCGAAGCGGCGCTCCATGTCGATCGCACGCTCGCGCGAGCCGATGCCGTTGAGGGCGAGCGTCGCGGCCATCTTGAGGGCGATGCACTCGGCGAGCAGCGGGTCGAACGACACGACGTCGGTGATGCGCTGGACGTAGCGGATCGCGCAGGTCGCCGAGTCGGTGATGATGCGGTCGCCCTCGCGTCGCCAGACGTCGCCGGTGATCGCGACGTCGAGGATTCGCAGGCAATCGCTCGGCAACTGGAACGCATAGACGCTGCCGTCATCGACCTCGGTCACGTCGGTCGTGAGCCGGTTGAGGTCGTAGCGTGCGATGGCGCAGTTCCACGGGTGCATGCGCAGCACCGCGTCACGGTCGCTCGGGTAGGCGTCCCCGCAGGCGGTGGCGAGCGGCGAGTTGTCCGTGGGACTGAGCAGCCGCTTCGCGCCGAGATGGGCGAGCGCCTTGTTGTAGAGTTCGGTGACGCTCTGCATAAGCCCGGCCCCACGGCTTTCGCCGAGGGGCGGGTGACCTCCGACGATCGGTCAGTCCTGAACACACAGGAAGTCGATGTACGCACGACCGGAACCGGGCAGGGCCGCGGTGCCGACAGTGAGGAACACGACAGTGTCCGTGGCGTAGGGCTTGTCAGCCCCGACCACGGCCGCGGAATCGGTGGCGCCGACGGCGGCCGGAGCCACGCCGATGAACGCCGATGCGGTGAGGGTCGCCGCAGCGCGGAACTTGACGGCAGAGGCCGCGTCGCCGATCGACACGGTCGCCGAAGCGCCGTGCGTCGCCGACATGGCCGCGATCATCCCGATGATGCGGTAGCCCGCCGGGATGGTGCAGAGGTTGATGGTGTCGGCCGCAGCCTGCGCAGCGAACGTGTAGGTGCCACGGATCGTGCGCACCTTGCCGTGAGCGTACTGAGGCTGGGTGAAGGTGATGGGAGTCGCGACGGATGCCGCGTACTCGGTGGAGTTGGTGGATGCCATGGGAGTTGCCTCGCTTTCGGGTTAGGTGGCGCGGATCGAGACGTCGGCGTCGATCGCGACGACCTTGGTTTCCTCAAGACGCACGGCGCCGATGTCCATGCGGGCGTAGACCTGCGTGGAGAAGTGCTTCGTGCTCTCTTCGGTGATCCGGAACGTCGGGTCCTGCGCGACGCCGTAGCTCATGCCGGATCGGTGGTAGGCGTAGTTGCGGTAGATGTTCGCCGACACGACAGCGGTGATGCGGGTCGTGATGACGAAGTTGAAGCCGAGCCACATCTTGAGTTCGCCGGCCTGCAGCGCGCGAACCGCGTTGTAGTCAGCGCTGCCGACCTTCGTCTCGGCGAGCAACGCGCTCATGCACTTCGGATGGACCGCGATGAAGCAATCCTCCTCGGGCACGTCGTTGTTCCGCAGGATCTCGCGGGCGCGGATGATCTTCTCCGTGGTCAGCGGTTGGGCGGTGCCCGAGCCGGTGCCGTTGGAGATGAGCGTCGCGTCCTTGTAGAGCAGGTTGTTGGTGGTGTCGAACGCCGTGGTCAGCGAGCCGAACTGCTTGCCGGTGTAGGCGGTCGCGGTCATGGCCGCCACGATGACGTCGTCGATCTTGCGGCCCGCGCCGGCGATGAACGCCTGCGTGTACTTGTTGGTCGGGTCGTTCAGCGTCCGGACCAAATCCTGCTTGTCGATGAGCGAGGACTTGAAGAACGGAGCGGTGACGCCCCAGCGACGGTAGTGCGGGGTGTCGCTGTGGGTGGTGTCGCCGTTGCGGCCGACGATCGGAGCGAAGTCGACGGTGCCGACCTGCTCGGTGGAGTACGCCTCGCCGTTGACGGTTTCCTTCTCGACGGTGCCCGCGAGCTTGGAACCCATCTGCTGCGAGAGGAGGCGAATGTTGTCGCCCCACTGCTGGATGAAGTGATTGCTGATAAACGTGGACATGGGGATAGTTCCCACAGTTGCTTTGGCTACTGCGGCTGCGCTCCCCGGATGTCCGGACGCGGGCCTCGCGAAGACTCACTCGCGTGGGTGGGCCGGTTGCGGCCTCAGACGGACCCGTTGGGCTCCCCGTCGGCCAACAGTAAAGCACAACGCCCCACCCTCGGTCAAGAAGGCGGGGCGCTGGAGTGGAGGGAAAGCGGTTCAGCGGCGGTTGGCGGTCAGGCGGTAGAGCTCGTCCATTCGGTCGACGGCCGCCTTGTGGCCGGGGTGGTGTGCGTTGATCCACGCGGCCATGAATTCCTTGTCGCCGCGCAGGCTCTCGATCTCGGCCTGTGCCTCGCTCGGGGTGTGGCCGGGCTTGTAGCCGCTGCCCTTGCCGATGATGACGTCGGACGCCACGGCCTTGCCGACGTTCGCCAGAAGCTCGATGATCGCCGGGTTGTTCGCGATGAGCGGGTTGCCGAGCAGGGCCTCGCGGTCGGCGTCGCTGCCCGCGAACCGCAACGCCTCCTTCGCCAGTCCCATCCGCTCGTTGAACGCGGTGCCGAACCGGCGCTCAAGCTCGCCCTTCGCCTCGGTGAGCATCTTCTCCTGCTGCCCGACGAAGCTCTTGCTCGCCTCGGCGACCTGCTGGGCGTGGAACTCGACGACCGCAGCAGCCTGCCGCTTCGTGAGTCCCATCTCGCGGGCCTTCTCGAAAAACGACTTCGCCGACTCCGGGGTGATGTTCACGCCCTCGGGCAGCTTCTCGGGAAGCTGGTACTCGCTCGCGTCCTTCGGTCGGCCGACGACGTCGTAGAACTCACCCCACTCCTTCTCGCCCCAACCTGGCTGAGGCTTGGCGACCTTGTCGGTGCCGATGAGCTTCTGAGCGTTGACGAGGCTCTTGGCAAGCTCGTCCACGCCCTTGCCCTTGAAGTTGGCGAGGGTCTTGTCGGCCTGAAGGTCGGTCGGGAGGGTGGCGAACCAGTCGGGCGGTGCGGTCGGCGCGGCCGGCGTCGGCGTGGGGGCCGGTGCCGGAGCGGTTTCGGTGGTCGGGGCGGTCGTGGTCATGGACCCGATCATACCGCCACCTGCCCGCCGTCTCTATCCCACATGCGGCGGAACGCGGCGACCCGGCCGAGGATCGCCTTGCGGTCGGCCTTGCCGTCCCTGACCCACGCGAGCAGGCTCCCATGCTCCTGCGGCTGGGTGCAGACGGTGACCCGCTCCAGCCCGGCAGGCGTGTGCAGGAGCAGGTACCTGGCGAAGCCGCCCATCGACCAGACGACCGCCTGCTGGCGCCCGGCCTCCTCGACCTCCATGGAGGCGGCCCGGTAGGTCGTGTCCTCGGAGAAGAGGCCGATGGCCGAGAGCCCGGCCGACACCATGGCCGCCGTGTCCATTGCACCCACGGCGACCATGATGCCCGGCTTTTCTGGTCCGAAGGTCGATCGGTAGATCCCCGCTGACGAGCCCTCGGCGAGCGACTGGCTGCCGTCCATGCCGACAAACCGCAGGCCGACGATCGTGCGGTCTGCCCACAGGGGGAAGACGAGCCGGTCACCATCGACGGCTGCTGCCATGGAGGTCAACGCCTCGACGGTGAGGCCGTGGTAGGCGGCGTGGCGTGCGAGGTCGTCGTGTCGCGTCGCCTCCAAGGCGGTGGCGTGGCGTTCCTCAAGCTCGGGACATGCGATGACTTCCATGGAGGTGATCCTTTGGTCGATGATCCGGACGCAGCGGAGGCGACCGGAGAGGAGATTGAATCGGCAGCCCAACGTCCCGCCACACAGGACGCATGGCCGCCTGCGGTCAACGGCTCGCCACATTCGAGTGGCGGCGCTGCAGGATCAGTCGGTCGAGGAGCGCTGCGGCTGCGGCCCTCGTTGCGGGGACGGGCACCTTGAAGCTCTTGATGAAGTTCTCCTGAGCCCGGCTCGGCATGTTGGCCGCCAGCCGGTGGGTGAAGTCCTTCCACTGGGAGCGAAGCTCGTCCGGCGTGGCGTCGTCCACCGGGTACTTCTGCTGCCGGAGCCGGGCGACCTGCTTCGGCGACAGCCCGGCCTGAAACGCCTCGGGGTCGAGGCTGACCGGATTCTCGCCCGATCGCGGTGCCCGGAACTTCCCCTTGGTGGCGACGACGAGCTTCGGGCGGCTGGCCTCCTTGAGCCGTTCGATCTCGGCCTCCTGTGCCTTCGCCATTTCCTTGGCCTTGGTGACGGCCTCGCGTGCGGCCATGATGCGGCCGTCGCGTCGCAGTTCGCTGAGGCACTTCCGCTCGCGCTCGGTGAGCGGTTCGCCCGCAAGGGCTTCCTCGGGGTGGACGAGTTCGTGCCGGTCGCTCGCGTCGGTGAAGTCGAGGAAGAGGAAGTCCGGTTTCGCGCTGGCGGCGATCGCGGCACGCCGTTCCTCGGGCGTGGCGAGCCCGTCGACGACGCCCTTGAGCGGGCGGGTGCCTCGCCCCATCCGCTGCATGAAGCGAGCCCACGAGCCGGTCGGAGCCCCGTTGACGACCATCGAACAGGCGGGGTGGTCGAAACCCCGCGTCGCTATGTTCACGTTGACGAAGAATTGGGTGTCGCCCCGCTTCCACGATTCGATGCAGCTTGCCCGCGTGTTGGGGTCCGTCTCGCACGACGCGGCGAACGCGGCGCCGGGCCGTGCGTCGTTGATGGCGTCGGCGATCGCCTCGGCCTGCTCGATGTCGATGGCGAACACGATCGTCGGCCGGTCCTCGGCGTACTTCATCGTTTCGCCGACGAGCGCGAACACCGCCTTCTGCTGCTTCACCCGCTTTGCCACCTCGCGCTTGTCGAGTTCTTCGCCGTGGCACTTGATGCCCGCGAAGTCGACGTCCACCCACTCCTTGACGAGCCGCATTGGCTCGACGAGCCAGCCGTCGTCGATCGCGTCGGGCAGCCGGTACTCGAACGCCGTCGAGTCGAACACGTTGCCGAGCGCCTTGTTGTCGCGACGCTTCGGCGTGGCCGTGACGCCGAGGATCTTCGCATCCTTGAAGTGGCCGATGATCTGGAGATAGCTCTTGGCCACGCTGAGGTCGGCCTCGTCGATGACGATGAGCCCGAACTCGTCGGGCCGGTACTTCTCCAATCGGTTCTTCACGCTGGGCACGCAGCCGACGGTGCCCTTGAACCACGAGTTTCGGCGTGCGTGGTGCGGACCCATCTCGATCGACCAGTGCAGGCCGGTCGCCTGCTCGATCCGCTTGTGGGTCTGCTCGACGAGTTCCTTGCGGTCGGCGAGGACAAGCACCTTCTTCGTCGCGAGCTTCGCGATCGCGCAGAAGATTTCCGTCTTGCCGGTGCCGGTAGGACTGACAGCGAGCGTCGAGCGATGCTCACGCAGGCAGCGGACGATGCCCGGCCCGCGTCGGCCGCCGTGGATGCACTCGTGCTGATAGTCCCGGAGCGTGACGCTCATTCGGTCACCTCGGGCGTCTCATGCAGGAGCGGTCCCCGCTTCTTCGCCGGAAGCGAATCGTGCTTGAACTTCGGCACCCAGCCGCAGCCCTTGCAGGAGTCGCAGAGCCCGGTCGCGCCGTTCATGCCCGGATGCGTGAGGCACGCCGCGCACTTCGCGTAGGGGGCCGCCTGCTTCACGTGCAGGCCGACCGCGTTCATCTGCTGGATGATCTGCCGGACGTCGCACCACAACGCAAGGTCGGCGTGCTGAAGCTCGGCCTTCACGAACTGGCCGGGCTTGCGGTAGAGGTCAAGGAACTGCGCCAGCACCTTCTCGCACTCGGCGATCTTCTCGTAGACGAGTTGTGCCGAGTCGCGTCGCCGGGTGTCCTCGACCTCGCCTTCTGTCGGGACGCCGCGCACCTGGCGGTCGGCCTCCTCGATCACCTTGCCGGTGACCTTGGCGGCGTCGCCACCGACGTTCTCAACGGCCTTGGCGAAGACCTGCTCGGGGTCGCCCTTCGCCCGGTTGAGGGCTCGCGCGGCCCGCTCGGTCGGGACGGGGATCTTGTCCGCGACCTCGGCCGATGCGATCAGGTTGTTGGCGTAGCTCACGGAGAGCGATACGGGGAACTTCTCGCGGAGGTAGGCGGCCCATGTGCCGTAGTCGCGGTAGAGCCGCTTGACGCGGATCTCACGCAACGCGGCGCCGGCCTCCTGCCACGTCATCATCGCGGTGGTGACGACCTGCTCGTAATGCTCTCGGATCGCGACCTCGTCCAAGGTGAGTGGTGCGTCGTCGGGGATGTCACCCTCGACGAAGACGGTGGGCATGTTGCTGTCGCTCAAAACGCAATCTCCTCTTCGGTCTGCGGGTTTGCGGCCGGGGTGAGGCCAGCGAAGTCGGCGTAGGCGATGTTCGCCTCCATGGCGTCGCGGACGGCGGCACAGAAGGCTTGGAAGCGATCGTCCTTCGACTGGACGCCCTTGAGGCCCTTGGCCTCCACGAGCCGCTTGGTGACCTCCAGATGCTCGTCGGGATGGGCACCGCTCCAGCGGCCGACCATGGCCACGAGGTCGGCCTTGACGAAGGAGGCGAGCTTGGGCTCGGGATTCGGTGCGGGCTTCGCCGCCGTGGAGGTCGTTGCCTCCATGGAGGTCGTTTTATCAGGACGTTGCGGAACCTCGCGGGAGGTGGGCGGCGGGGTGCCGTCGTCCTCGCCGGCGTCGGCCGCTGCCTGCTTCAACTCTTCGCGGAGGTAGAGGTTCCCGCACTCCAGCGGGAACGCACGCCGGAGCCCGCTCGCCTCGGCGCACTTGTCGATCCAGGTGAGGGGCATCTTCTTCGCCATGAGCCCCTTGTCGCTGAAGAGTTCGTCCCAAATCGCGACGCCGGGGAACGAGCAGCGGACGCCCTTCACCATGCGGTAGACGTGGGTGCGGCACCCGATCAGGCTGCCCGATTCGGTGTATTCGCGCTCAAAGTCGTCCATGCCCGCAAACGACTCGGTTCGGTGTGCACCGACCCGCATCATGTCGATCGAGGTGATCCACGTCAGCGTCGACTGCTTCTTGTCGCGGTCGAAGAACTTCATCGGGATCATCTGGTTGCGGAGCGGGTGAGCCCCGTAGCGTCGGCAGAGGTCGATGCCGCCGTCGCACTCGACGTCGCTGAGCGCCTTGTTGCCGAGGGTTTCGTCCTGCCACTTCGCCCGGATGGCGTTCACTTCGCTGTCGCTGAACTTGATGAGGTAGTCGCTCACGGTCATGCTCCTCCGCCTGCGGCGGAAATGTCGAAACGGTCGCACCACTGCTCGCACGGGCAGAGGTGGCATCCCACGGGATCGGGGTTGGTCGGGAAGAACCCGGCCCGCATCATGCGGACGCGGTCGGCGATCTCGGCCACGGCGCGGCCCTTGGCCATGCGGCTGTGGGGCACCCAGCGGACGACCTTGTCCATGGGCCGGGCGTCGCCCTTCTTGAGTTCGTGCTTCTCGCCGGTCTCGTGGTCGACCCACGACACGGCGCGGCCGACGGGCCGGAGGTAGCTCGCGTGGACCCACGCCAGCTTGGCCTCGCCGACGGAATACCAGTGCCCGTTGGGGAAGCGGATCGAGCCCAACTGCGAGCCGAGCCAGTAGGTGGCGAACTGGAGGTTGCGGGTGAGGTACGCCTGTGTCGGGGCTTCCTCGCGCCACTTCGTGTCGGCGATGACGTAGGTGCCGGTCCTCGGCTGCCGCAGGAGGATGTCGATGTGCGAGGCGATCGGCTGGACGACGCCGTCTACGTCGATCTCGAAGCGGATGGGAAGCTCGCAGCCGATGACGATGGGCCGCTCGCCGCCCCCCAGGTGGACCATGCAGTCGTCCCAGCGGGCGAGCGCCTGCCCGACGTGTTCGAGGATCTCGGGGATGGCTCGTGTGGCCCCCTCGCTGATCGTCTGCCCGTCGCGTTCGCAGGTCATGCGGACGTCGGTGAGCGCTTCGGTCGCGGCGGTGTCGGCCGGGACGTCGTCGCAGAGGATGAGTTCCGTGGCTCGGGCGAAGAGAAGCCCACGGAGCGTCGCCTGCGCGATCTCCGTCGAGCTTTCCCCGTTCCAACGGTGCCTGACTGCCCTCATGCAGGAGGCCGTGAGGTCTCCCGTGTGGACGTCCCGATCCGGCGTGAGTACGGTGAGCCGCATGGCAACACCATACCCGATCCTACTGGCGCGTCAAGCGGGAAATCAGGTCACGATGAACGGACGAAACCGCTTGTCGGAGAGCGCGGCGGCCTGCCCTGCCACGCTGCCGTCGGCGTTGTAGCCTGTCCGACCCTCCGCCCGAACGGCGGCGTCGTGCATGTTGATGACCCACTGGGCTGTATCCATGTGGATTCCATCGGCGTCCATCACGCTGTCGTTGGCGTGGTGGATCATGCGGGCCTGAATGTGGCGAACGCGGCCGTTGGGGTAATTCTGCTGCCGGATCAGTTCTGGCATGAGCGTAGCGACGATGCCCGGCACCGTCATCGCCCGCGTCGTCCACGTTCCACTGGCTGATCCTGTCTCGATGTTCGGGGCATCGACGATCGCACAGGTGCCGCCTGTGGATGTGACGAGGTCGATGAAGTCGATCTGTCGATCGGCGATCGTGACGGCATTGGTGTAGGTCGCGTCGTAGGTCGCATTTGCCTGCGTCACGTCGTTGCAGACCCCGCAATAGAGAATGCCGTGAATGGCTGGAGAGCCGGTCAGTTCCGGGGCGAGATAGGTCATAAACTGCGACAGCCGGTTGCCGGAGCGGGCGAAC